AGATTAGATGTATCAATACCTGTAAAACCTGCGGCAGGTATTGCACCTTTTCCTAATTTATCAATGGATTTTAAAAAGGCTGTAAGTGAACCTTCTAGTAAGGGTGCCGGTTTCGTTACCGTTGTTTGTATTGTATCAAATTCCGATGCCATTATGCTCGTGCCTCTAAGTTATTCATTAAATTATACATTCGTCTTGCTCCTTCATTAACACTTCCACCACCCGCTGCTCTAACTGCATCAGCAGTCATTACAAATTCATTTTTAGAAAGTCTAGCAGGTACATCATCTGCTCTTTCTCTTGATCCCATAGGTATCATTCCTCCGCCTCTATAATCCATTTCTTTACCTCTAGGTAAAACACTGGCTACTCCACCTTCTTTAGCTGTCATTCGTCCTTTTATTGTCTCTTGCATTTTAACATCTGCAGGACCTTTCCATTGATACTTGTCTCTATAAAATCTTTTTAATTCATCTAAATTATTTGGTTTACGTTTAAATTTAATAATAAATTCTTCTACTAAATCTTCCATAGGAATATCCATTTCTTGTGCAAATTTAATATTCTCTTTTACTTCTACATCATCAACTTGCTCAACAGCTGAATCTATTCCACCAAAAGCTAATCCTACTCTGCCACCTTTTTTTTGAAGTATTCTAGGTATTTCAATTTCTTTAATTTTAAAAGTACCTTCCTCAGTTTCTTCTGTTTCTAAAGGTGCAGGTTTAACCTCTCGCTCAAATAAATCTATCCATTCACCATCCTCATTAATATAACCTTCCTCACCTTTATAAGGCTCTGAAATTCTATAGTCGTCTATATTTAGAATATCGGCAATACCAGCATAACCACCAGATTCATTTACTAATCCTCTTTTAGGCTTAACTGCTCCACCAGCTTTATATCCTGCCGCTGCAATCGCATCTAAAATTTCTTCTTCTGTAAAGCCATAAGCTTCCATCGATTGTCTAATAGCTAATGCTCTATTGGAATCCTCATCATCATCACCACTTCCTTGATTTCTTTCAAAATCTCTTTCAGCTAATTTAGCTTGGTTGTAAGCAGTGTCCATTGCTCCTTGAGTAAGAGGAATTCCAAGTGCAGCCGCTGTTTCCATATTTAATCCAGGTGCGACTCCACCTTTTCTTAGTATATCACCTAAACCACCACTACCTTCTGCAGCGGATAAATAGTCAGCACCTTTTTCTAAATATCCTAAACTTTTGTCTAACAATGCATTTTTTGCTCCTAAACCTGCTTCAGGATTTAATGACTGTGCAATATCTGTTCCTCTTAATTTTTGAATTGTATCACTAGCTCCTGGTGCACTTAATGCTCCAATACCACCAGACATTAAAACAGATAATAAATTTGCGTCTCCTTCATTTCCTTCTTGTGCTAATTGTGAAGCTAAGTTTGCTCCTCCCGATAATAATCCTCTTCCAAGCATTGAACCAAAAATACCTGTAGTAGGCATTAACATCGGCGCAAACGCTGATAAATAAGGTAAAGCAGGCTTTAACTCATTAGGTACTATTTTATCTAGTACTTTGGAAACTGGTTTGAATATCTTTTTTAAAAATCCCATATTTTATCTTTGTATTGTAAATGAAAAGCAAGTTTGCAAAGCTTGTAATAATGCTATTGTATCACAATTTACTAACTTTTTCATCAATCGTCAATGCTATTTACTAGCAGAACCTAAAGGAATTTCTGCTATTCTTAGCTCGACATCCCTCTTAATGTGTTCTTTTTTAGTAGCAGTGTTAGCATCATTTACATCATCATCCGCTTCTTTATCTGACTGGTATTCTTGCCCAGTTTCAGTATTCGTCAGAGTGACCCATACTTCAGGTTTGATGAAAGGTACATCCTTACCATCTAACTTTTCATATTGTATACTTGCTTCTTGTTCTTTAAACGACATGTTATTTATCCTCCCTATTAATTTCTAATAAACTTATTGTTACATCTGGTCCAGTGATATCAGATAATAATTTTAATGTGTCTTGTTCTTCTAATACTAGAATATTAGTAACAAAATCCTCTTTTGCATATTGAGCTAATGTCCCATTTTTTTCATAAACAAAGTCAGTCCCACTCGCATAATCTCCAATCGTCAGAGTAACATCCGCGGCCCCCGCGCCGTTATTATATACATGAATAGACTTAACTAAAGCTCTTGAGTTATCAGGAACAGTGTAAGCAGTATTAACAGTTGCTGCTACTAAATCAGTATTTATTTTTCTATATACATTAGCCATTAAACCACGTAAACCTTTCTTGATCTTCTTTTAATTGAGTTAAAAATGTTGAATTTAATTGTTCAACTATTAAACTAATTGATCTATTAATTTGTCTTTGATTATCTTCAGTGTATTCTTTTTTAGGTTCTGGTAATCTTACTACAATTTTTGTCATTATCTTCTACCATCCGGTTGTAAATCTACTTGAAAAGTTCCAAATCTCCAGTTCTCTCCAGCATTGGTATTTTCTATTTTTAAATTTGCATATCTTCCTCTTGCTCTAGTATCTATATGAGTTGTAGTTGGAAGAACTGTAAACGGACTGTAGGTTGACGCCACTTCATCTGTTGCTGGATAATCAGTTATACCTACTGTTATGTTATTACTTCCACTTAATACTTTAAAATTCGGTAAAAACCTACGCATAGCTAGAAATACTTCACTCTGTTCTGCTTGTAAAGAAAAACTAAAAGATTGAATAAATGAAGTAAGTTTAGTAGTAGATCCATTAGGATTAACTTGATCTGTCCCCGTTTCGTGTTCAAAATAAACGGTTTGGCCTAATCCCGATTCGCCAATAATTGATGGAAAAGTTCCAGAAGAAGTACTGTTAAATTGAGTAGCGTATGGTCGTGGATATATTAAAGTATCCATCCAACTTGTTCTATTAAAATTAGTATTAGTATTTGTATACCATGTACCTAAAGGTGGTTGTTTTGCTTCTCCATAATTATAAGCAACTGATCTGTTATTAAAATCAGAACCAGAGCTTGGGTACCACCAAATAACTTCTGTAAATAAATTATTTAATCCGGCGCAAATTTGTTGACCTTTAGTTGTGTCTACATCATCAAATACATAATCTTCAACCGCGCAAGGCAGTGAGTTAACAGTACCATCAAATGCAAAAAAACCATTGTTAGACATCCAATAAGCAACACCATCAATTTCAATACAAGAATTTTTACCTATTAATCCACAGTTTGTACCAACCTGTTCAAATCCAAAGGTAAAAGGTGCGCCAACAAATTTCATAGTGTAAAGAGCATTGTCTGTCCAAATCAAAATATTTTCTTTAGCGATCAACGCTCCGACAATTTTAGTTCCATCTTGTAATCTTTGTGTACCTGCTGAGTTAGTAGCAAGTGGTGTGTATTGGTTTAATTGTTCTGCGTTAGAAAATCTAACGAACATATCATCTTGTGTTGTTGGATCCCCAATTGTTGTTTCTGTTCCTAAATGAATTAAGTGTCTTGTTGTTGGAGATACCAAACTCATTCTTGATGCTGTAGGATTTCCTGCAGCTTCATTAGCTTGCGCTCCTAAAGTATTTCCTGAAGTATAAGTTCCTGTTCCTGTCCAATAACTTGAATTTTGTAAAGTACTTGCTCCTGAAGATAATGTTTGTCTTGATGCTCTAACAGTTAATCTAGCTGAAGCAGATGAATCCCATGTGTAAGTTTTTCCATTTGCAATTGTTGCAACTAATACATCACCCCAATTACTTAAAGACCAAAGTCCAGGTTCAAGAGTAACAGTAGAAGCTTCTACCGCTGATCCCCAACCAGCATAATCAGTCGCATTGGTAACCGTTTCACCATCACTATGAGCTTGACCATTTGATGTACCAAATGTTGCGGTACCATCAGCACCTCTAGTTATACCTGTTAGCTCAACTCCTGCAACTCCAGTGTATGTTATTAATTCATTTTCTACAGCTATTGTACCAGCTGTTGGAAATCCTGTTGTAGATGTTAATCTAATTTGGGTAGCAGAACCATTATTACCTTGAGTGTCCGCGGCCAACGCTCCATCTAAATCGTTTTGTAAAGCACCTGAAACGGTACCGCCATAATTTCCAACACCAAATCCATATCCATAAGTTTGTTCTCTTGGACCCACTGCTGCATAAGGTTCAACAGTCATACTTCCACCTGTTGTAACTGCAGCGCTTGCTTGATTTAAAGAATTAATTGTAAATGTTGTTGGAGTAGGAACAGTTAAAACTTGAAAAAGTTTATCTTCAAAATCACTTGCATTTAATCCTGTACCTCCAGGAAGAGTTACGGAGTTTAATAAAATAATATCACCAGCTTCTAACTCGTGATCTGATGTGGTAGTAATAGTACAAGTTTTTACAGTTGTACTATTGGTTGCTAAAGTAGAAGATGTAAAAGTAGTTTGGGCCCCTACATTATTATCTCTAAAAGGAGTAATATCATAAAGTTGACCTTCAAAATAAATAAGTAAAAATTTATCTGTTCCTATAGCTACATATCTATTTCCAGTTTTATCAACAAAAGAATATTGAGCTCTAGCAACTCCAACAATAGTGTCTGTTAATAAAGAAGACCAACCACCTATTTTTTCTGGTAAACCATATCTGAATCGTGCAAGATCAGAATCAACCCAACGTCCGACTGCTCCAACGCTAGTGTCTTGTTTGTCTATTCCAGGAGCAAACTTAATTTCCGTAAGCATTAAACTCCTTATCCTGTGTTAGTTTTATATATCCAACCTTTTGTTGCATTGGAAGTATAGATAAGAGTCACCGCTTGATTATTAGCAGTTAAATCTACATTAGTTGCCGCGCCTAAAATATTAGTACCGTTTCGATCTACAGTACATTTGTTAGACGCAAATCCTCCAGTACTAGATGTATCCATAATTGTAACTTCATCGCCAGCTGAAGGTGAAGCTGGAAGTGTAACTTGAATAGTTCCCCCACCACCTGAGTTTGTAACTCCCATTACTACATCACCATTGACTGCTGTATAAGGTGAATTACTTCCATTAGTAACAGTAACATAGCCTTCTTTTAAAATTCCTAATAATTTCATGGCATTCGAACCTGTGCCATCTGTATAAAAAGCGGCAGTTGCACCAACAGGAAGAGGAATAATACCTGCTCCTGATCCACCTACATTTGAAACTCCAATTGTATAATTAGAAGTTCCTCTTACTGTGCTATCTTTAACTATAAAAATTCTTTCTGCACCTGTTGGCATTGTAATACTTCTACTAGCCGCCAACGTTCCAGTAACTTCAATCATTAAATTTTTACCAGTAGCTGTGCTATCTCCTAACGCAGAACCATTATCTAGATTTAAAGTTAAATCTCCTGCAGCAATACTAACTGTATAATATCCTGAAGCTGCTAATTCTAAAATTTTTAAATTGTCATTAGTAATACTTCCCCACAAACCAGCTTTTTCGCCGGTTGTCATTATTTCTAATTGTAAATCATCTGAATAAGTTGATGCCATATTATGGTGTTCCTCCGTACGGTTTTATCTCTACCCACACATTTGTTGGTCCTGGATCTATTGGATTCCAAACAATAACCCCTACATCATTAACTGTAAATGATAAAGGATTAGCTTCAACATTTACAACTGCAGATCCTGTCACTGTAGGCTGAGTTGACGCAGTTGTCAAGGCATTAGATGAAGCAGTAATATTAGCGTCTCCAGAAATTGCTGATGAACCTAAATTTAAAGTAAGAGCATTTGAGTTAGCTGTAATATTAACAGTCGTTGTAACTGTTGGCATTACACTTGTAATGTCTAATGGATCCGCTGCAACAACTTCAATAATATTGTTAGCAGAAATATTTACATTGCCGATAGCAATTGTTAATGGATTTGCAGTAGCTGTAATCTGTGCGTCTAATGGAACAGTAGTCGCAAAAGGTATTTGTGAAAAAGCAGCAGCGCCAAAAAACATGGTCTACGCTCCGTTGTCGATTT